CTCGATGGCACTACAACTCGACAACTTTGCCGCGTCGCTGTTAGCCGATCGCAAGATCTCCGCCGACGGAGCCCAGTACATCCTGGTCGTCTCCGATGCAAACCTCGGCGACTCTGCGTCTGGAGTCACCCCCTACTACTACCTGTTTATGATGCGAGGACCTCAGTAAATGGCCGCTGCCAACAAGTTCCAATCGTTCGCCAAAAATGTCGCCGAAGGCAAGATTAACCTTGCATCGGATCAACTTAAGGTCGCATTGACCAACACAGCTCCGATCGCAACCAACTCGGTTTTGGCCGATCTGACTGAGATCAGTTACACCAACGCGAGCACTCGCAACCTGACGACCAGCAGCAGCACTCAGACCGGCGGAGTGTACAAGCTCACCGTGGCCGACCTGGTAATCAACGCTTCGGGCGGATCTGTCGGACCGTTCCGATACGTGGCGATCTACGACGACACGCAGACCAGCCCAGCCAAGCCGCTGATCGGATGGTACGACCGGGGCGACTCAGTCACCTTGCTTGCTGGCGAAGCAATCACGCTCGACTTCGATCAAGTCAATGGACTCCTGACCCTCACCTAATTTGGCGCAATAGTTACGCAATCATTCGACGCATCCTTGCGCAATAGGATTTGGCCATGTACCGAAACACTGCCGGAACACTCAAGGTCTTCGCATTCAACCGGACAACCAACGCTCCGGTTACTGGCGGTGCTGCGCAGATCACTTGCCGTGTTTCGCTCGATGGTGGTGCTCGTGCTGCGATCGCCGATACCAATCCGGCCGAGATGGAGGACGGCTATTACCTGTTCGATGTGACCGCAGGCGAAACCAACGGCATTACCGCAGACTTCTTTCCCGAGTCCGCAACAGCGAATGTCCAAGTGATCCCCGTCGAGCATTCTCGCTATTTGTCGCTCGAAAATGTGATCGCGGCCAAGACTAACACGATCACCGCTGGGAAGGTTTCTTATGCTGGCCCGGTGACCGCCAAGGGCACCGTCGACCAGATCGTCATCGGCGATGATTACCTGTCGGCCCATGGGACTGCATTCGTTTGGACGATCTCGGCGATTCCTGGCATGTCCGCCGGTGCTGTCACAGTCCACTTCGGTGGCACCAACGGGACTCATCCATTCGCCGTCACTGGCACCGCTGCGGACATCGGATCGGGAAAATGGTCGCTTACTTGCGAGATGCCTCGAGCGACCTCGGGCGGACTGGTGCCCGGAGAGTATCGATACTCGGTCGCTGTCCACAATGCGGCCGGCGTCGAATTGACTCGGGTGTACTACGAGGATCCGTTCGTCGCTGTGGAGAAATTCACGCCATGAATGTGACCTTCAAAGTCCGCGAAGCTTTCTTCGACCGCCCCAAAGTGATTGCCTCGCTGAAAAAAGCGAAACGCAAAGTCTTGTCCAAGGCTGGTGCTTTCGTTCGCAAGCGAGCTCGGTCGTCGATGCGTCGGCGAAAGTCCGCTTCGGCACCTGGCTCTCCACCGTCGGCTCACTCGCCCAACACGCACTCGCTCAAGACGATCCTTTTCGCGTACCAGCCCCAAAGCGAATCGACGATCGTCGGCCCAGTGCAATTGAACCAAGTCAACTTCACCATCGAGTCGGTCACGAGCACCGTGGCCGGTCTGCATGAACGGGGCGAGACTGCGATCATTCGCGAGTACCGATACGCCTCGATCGAGGGAGAGGGCGAACCGGCCAATTGGCGACGGGTCGACGGCCGTCGAAGGTATGACGAGCGGCCTGGGTATCGATTTGAGACTCGCCGTCGCCGAGCTCGGTACCCCAAGCGGCCTTTCATGCGTCCTGCGCTTGAGGCCGAAGCCCCCAATTTCCCCGAGCTGTTCAAGAACTCGATCGCATCGGTGAGGTAGTACCATGGCATCCAACATCAAGGCCGGTCAAGCTTACGTCGAGATCGCGACCAAACAGGGCTCGTTCGATAAAGGAATGGCCCAAGTCCAAGCTGCAATGGCACGGCTCAAAGGCGTCGCGACGACCATGGGCACCGGAATCGGAAAAGGATTCGCTGGTGCCCAAGGTGCCTTGTCCGGCTTTTCCAAGAGCGTACTCAGCCTCCCTGCTGCGATCGCTGGTTCGGTCGCTGTGACTGGCCTTGTCGCACTGGCCAAGAATTTCGCTGACGCTGGCGGTGCGGTCGACGACATGGCCCAGAGAACCGGCATGAGTGCCGAAGCGGTTTCCTCGCTCGGCTATGCGGCTAAACTATCCGGTACCGACGTAGGAACCCTCGAGAAAGCCGTCCGCAAGATGCAAGTCGGGATTGCCGACGCGGTGGCCGGGGTGCCTGGTGCCGCTGACAAATTCAACGCTCTGGGCTTGAGTGTCGATGACCTTGCAAAAATGTCGCCCGACGAGCAATTCCTAGCGATCGCCGACAAGCTGTCACTGATCCAGGATCCAGCCCTCAAAAGTGCTGCCGCCATGGAGTACTTCGGCAAAGCCGGTGCGGACCTGGTCCCCATGCTTTCCGGAGGGGCCGAGGAAATTCGCAAGCTCCAACAGGATGCCCAAGATCTTGGTCAAACCATGTCCGGCGAGGATGCAGCCGCTGCCGCTAAACTTGGCGATGTGTTCGACAGGCTGCTCGGCGTGATCGGTGGCCTACAGACCCGGATCGGTTCGGCCCTGGCGCCGCTGCTTACCGCAGTCGGCGAAAAGATCATCAGTGTGGTCTCGAACGTCAGTAAGTTCATCGGCGAGAACCAAGAGCTGATCGTGACGATCGCCAAATGGACTGCGGTCGGAGCTGGCCTGCTCGCTGGCCTATTCGCACTCGGTGGAGCTGCGGCCGTCGCCTCGGTAGCCATGACCGGCTTAGCTGCGATCGGTGGAGCGATTGCCACGGTGTTCGGCATGATCGTCGGACTGATCACTGCCATGGTTTCCCCGATCGGTCTGGTGGTCGTCGGAGTCACCGCCGCCACGGGAGCGTTTCTCTACTTCTCGGGAGTGGGGGGTGAGATGGTCGGCTATCTGGTCGCCAAGTTCAACGAGCTCAAATCGATTGTGCTGCCGGTGTTCGATGCCATCAAGACCGCTTTGATGTCCGGCCAATGGCAAGCCGCTGGACAAGTCGCCATGACCGGCTTGCAATTGGTCTTCCGGGTCGCCACTCGGGACATCTACGCGGGCTGGCTTTCGATGGTCACGAAGCTCCAGAATGCTTGGACGGATCTGTCCGCCATGGTTTCCATTGGTGCGATTGAAATGGGCGTCGGTGTCGTGAACACCCTGGCCGGGATTCCAACCCAACTGGCCAAAGGATTCGCAACGGCAGTCACTTGGTTGCAGGGTGCGTTCGACGAAACGGTCAACTTCATCGCCAAGAAATTGCTGTACATCTATTCGCTGATCGACCGGTCGGTTGACTACGAAAAAGCAGCGATGCAGATGGACAAGGATGCGGCCAAGCGAGCCGATGCGCGTCAGAAATCGCTAGACACTGCCAATCAGAAGCGAGACCAGGAGCTTCAGGCTGGCAATGCTGGCCGATTGCAAGTAGCAGGGCAGATGCAGCAAGGCATTAGAGACCAAGCCAATCAAACCAAGAGCGATCGCGAGGGACGCAACGCTCAGTCCCTTGGTGTATTTGACAAATCGATTTCTGATCTCCGACAATCACTGGAAACGCAGAAAGCAGAAATCGACAAAACCGCACCAGGGAAAGGATTCCTTTCCTTCCTCGGTCCTTTGGGGCAAGCCGTTGAAGCCGTGGTCGACACAGCCAAGACGCTGTCCGCTCCGACAAGCCGGAAGATCCCCACCGTCGAACAGGTCAAAGCGACTACTGCCACTCAAGTCGGAGGAACATTCTCGGGCTTTGCTGCTGGCATGATGGGTGGCACTACATCAGCTCTCGATCGAATGGCAGACCAGTCGGCCAAACAGAGCGACTTGCTCTCGCAGATCGCCAAGAACACCGCCCAATCACCATCGCCTACTTATGGGACCTAACTAAATCATGAGTGCATGGACGCATTTGCCGATCTCCATTGATGAAACCGCAGAGTCTCGCGAAACGGACTTCGATCTCATTGGTGGACGTAAAAGCTTCAACCGCATCGCTATCGTCACCGGATACACCCAGGCGGAGGATGCTGCACAAGCGGCCATCGATTTGCCTAGCACTCCGTTTCCCTTGAACATCGCGGCCAGTGGAGTACTTCCCGCGATGCAGATGGTCACTGCTAAGGCGAAGCCGCTCGCGCCAAACGCATGGGAAATCGTCTTCGGATACGAATCTCGTGCGATCGATCTGTTCACTTACAGTGGCACGAGCCAGGGCAAGAGCCAGACAATCACCCAGTCGTATGGGACAACGATCTACGGTTCGGGCGCTGCGAATTATGGATCGGCGATCAACGTCGATCAGAACGGAGTCAAGGGCGTCGAGATCGGGATTCCTGGCCTAGAATTTTCGATCGAAAAGACGATGGCAAAGGGCGTACTAAGTTTCGCGTATGTTTTGACCCTTGTGAATTTGACATACAAAACCAACAACGCAGCGTTTCGAGATTTCGCCCAGGGGGAACTACTTTTTACCGGCGCTGAGTTCAGGCAATCGAGCAATGGTGAAACGACTGTTAATTTCAAATTTTCTGCTTCGCCAAATCGAACTGGGCTGACGTTTGGTACAATCACAGGCGTTGCCAAGAAGGGGCACGAATACTTGTGGATCGACTATGAAGCTTGGGAGTCTGGTGGCTTTGTCATCAGGCGTCCTCGCGGAGTGTACGTCGAACGAGTGTACGAAGAGGGCAATTTTGCATTGCTCGGAATCTAACCCCTTCCATCATGACATTCCCAGGCGACAAATTCCGACCGTCCGCAGCTCGTGAACGCGAAGTCACGAAGCTCATCGAGGCTGCGCGTGGCAATGCTGCTTCGTTCGGGGTGCCTGGCCTCGATGGCCTCGGGCCTGGACATGTCATCGCCAAGAATGAAACCGGTGCGAATCTGGCAATCGGCAAGGCTGCTTTGATCCCCCAGGCTGGAAATCCTCCTGGAGTATCGAGCCAGGAGGCCAGCCCTCGCAAAGATCCGAGTTACCAAAAAGGGTACTACACCCTCAAGGCCCTGACGCCTCTGATCAGTGGGGCCACCCCCTATTTTGAATCCATGGCTGTGACGATCGAGCCAATCCCACACCTTAAATTCGGTCGGGTTGCGATCGCCGGACTGGCGGTAGCGGACTACTCGATCGCTAGCGGATTCGTCATGCCGATCGCCGGATCGGTAAGCGGTGGTGCATTCGGCTTGGCAAAGATCGTCGCCAACACTTCTGGACTCTCCGGGGATGCTGGCTTTGGGATTTGGGATCTGTCTTGCCGGGCCATGCAAGCCAGTTACACACTCACGACCAATTGGGCTGCTGGCTCCGCCACAGCGACAATCGCAGGCTACTCGACGCAAATCCTTGATTCGTTCAACATTGCCACCTGGCAGGTCAACGGGGACAAAGGCTGGGCGATTTACGACACTGGTTTCTGGCGAGTGATCACTCCATGGTGTGTAGGGAGCTAGCCAATGACATCGACGACCATAGAAGGATTGACCTGTGCTTGGTGCGACGCCAACGGATCGCAAAAGAAGTGCTACCGCTGCCGCGACGCATGCAGGCAACCACGGCTCAACGACCGCCTCTACAGCATGCAGGTGACTGGGAACAATGGACTGCTGCCCTTTGCCGTGGTGTACGACGCCAGCTTTGCAACCGTCAACGGATGCTGTTCGAGCATCACCGCTTTCCCCAGAGCTGCTCCGAACGATCTGAGTGACATCAATGGTCTTTACCGATGGCGACGCTATCAGCGGAATTTTACATCTGTCCAGAAACACTGGGCGATTTGCACCAATCCCAGCCTCCCTGGGACTTGCAAGATTATCGGTCCAACCGAGACATGCCGAACCAACAATCAAGAGGCTTTCGGATGCGCACAGGGTTGGCGTCTCCGCGCGGGGATCACGACAGCACGACTGTACGTCAGCCGCACTCAGCCTGGCTACGGATGCGACGAACCGGACGAGTGTCGCTATCGCTTGGCACTGGTGATCGATGGACAAATCGGTGTGACCTGGGGGACGCAATACACTCAAGGTTCACAAACCACGGTTGTTTCCTCAGCGTCCTTTTGCGACTTCCCGCTGAGTACTACATGCGAGAGCGGGAGTAGCGAATTCTGGCCTGTTGGATCACCGCCGCCGTTCAACCCATCACTGTTGTCCGTCACGCTGCACCCGTTTCGTCTCGTGTTGCGTCGCTCGGCCGGCACTCTCGAGTTCCCGATGGTCTTCAACACAGCCAACGCTGTGGGCCTGAGCTGCGGCCCGCAGTGTGCAGCCAGCATCTCGGCGATCACTCCTACATTTGCCGATCCCCCTGCGTTTGTTTGCAATGCCTTCGATGAATTGCCGACTGACACTGGAGGTCTTGAAGATGCCGAGAACAGTCTTTGCACGCCGACATCCTGCGACGATCCGTTTTGCGATCCTCCGAATTTCGTCAATGTCTCAAGTGGTTTTGAACAAACACTGACCGGATCAACCGACTCAGGAATAGTCACGCCTGGCTCGCTGCCCCCGACTGCATTCCCGACCGAATGGACCGTGGAGCTTTCCTGATGCGAGACATGTTCGGCCATCCAATCCGAGAAGGTTCCTTCATCGCACAGACCGTCGACGGCATCAGTGGCGTCACGCACGAATTTGGTGAGGATCTGTACCTCGAGCCGGAGCAACGGGACCTGGGTTGGCCAGCACTGCATCTGTATTCGTTTCGCCATGCCACCGACTGGGATCCGGCCAAGGCCAAGGAATGGTTCGCCGAGTGGCTCCGGTGGAGTCTTCCTCCGGGGTGCTCTTGTGCGGTCCACATCCAGGCGACCTTGGAAACGTTTCCACTGACGGACGAAGTACTCGTGGGTCCCGATTCGTTTTTCTATTGGGGGGTCGAACTGCACAACGCCATCAACGAGAGGATCGATGTCGATCACTCACACCCCCAAGTGCCACTTGCCCGCGCTCGCGAGATCTGGTCGAGGATTGCTGCGGCCGGGCAAGTGGCTTGGTTTCGCCCTGTGAATGATACCATCAAGGGCGGTCGGCGTCTTGTGATCACCGTCGCGACCGGCAAAGCTCGTGAGTGGCTGCGATACACCGAGGGCCCGATGCGAGCCTATGCCGAGGCCTGCGGTGCGGATTTTGTCGCCTTGAAGAATACCACCCAGGGCTGGTGGGGCCTGGAGAAGTTCCGGGTTCACGCATTCGCCAAAAAGTACGAGGAAACGCTTTACCTAGACGCTGATGTGCTTGTTACTCAGTCTGCCGACAATCTGTTCGAGCTGCCGCATGACGACGTCTCGATTTACGACGAGACCGGCGACATTAAGTCGTCTGGTTGGTTAAGCAATGCATGGCACAAGGTCACGAGGTGTCTAGGCCGTCCATTCTACGACGAGATGCAGCCATGCTACGGACCAGGAGCCTACAAACGCTACGGTCGATCATACAACTCTGGAGTCGTCCTTTGCACTCGTGATGGAGCATCCG